TTTATATGAGAGCAACAGGCAACCCAGGAAATGTAGGCTCAATGTGGGTAAAAGAAATGTTTGTTGACCCTGCCCCTGCAAATACAAAGTTTGAAATAGAAATTAAAACTCCTGTAGGTATTAAAAAAATTACAAGAAGATATATACCTGCCAAGCTACAAGATAATCCTTACTTGATGCAAACAGATGATTACTACGCAATGTTAGCATCATTACCTGAAGTCCAAAGAAAACAATTCTTAGAAGGTAATTGGGAAGCATTTGAAGATTCATCTTTTCCAGAGTTTAACAAAGAAATACATGTGGTTAAACCATTTGACATTCCAAGAAACTGGATGAGATTCAGAGCGGCTGACTGGGGTTATAGTTCACCTGCCTGTTGTTTATGGTTTGCAATAGACTTTGATAATAATATATTTGTTTATCGAGAACTATACACACAAAAGATTACAGCAGATATTTTTGCTAGAAAAGTTTTAGAAGCAGAACAAGGAGAATACATTCGATATGGTGTACTCGATAGTTCGACATGGGCAAGACGAGGAGATATAGGTCCAAGTATTGCAGAGACGATGATTCAAGAAGGATGTCGTTGGAGACCATCAGACAGAACTCCTAGAAGTCGTGTCGCAGGTAAACTAGAATTACATAAAAGATTACGACCTGATGAAACAACAGGATATCCAACAATGTTCTTTTTTGAAAACTGCGTAAACTTAATTAGAACATTACCCATGTTACCTGTTGATAAAAATAACCCTGAGGATGTTAATACTCATGCTGAAGACCATGCTTACGATGCTCTACGATATGGATGTATGAGTAGACCGATGCATCCTGCAACAAGAACAAATAATTATCGAGTAGGACAGACAGTTGATTTTAAACCCGCAGATAAAGTTTTTGGATACTAATGGCAAAAGAAATTAAAATAGGATATAGAAATTACAAGATTAAAAATTTAGACTCTATCATTTCAAAGTGTAATGAAATAGCAGGACAGTTTCTTGCTACCGATGGAGTAATCGCATTATCTTCCGATGAAGATTCTATTTCTCATACATGCACATTAATACATGAAATCTTTCATGGAATTGTGTATCAGTGGGGGATAGAAATAAATGACAAGGAAGAAGAAAAGATTTGCAATACTCTTGCAAATGGACTAACGACTGTATTAGTAGATAACCCTTGGTTACTACCTTACATACAGAAAAACTTAAAAGGAGAAAAATAAAATGGCAATCATGAAAACATACAAAATGGGAGACTTACCTGAAGATAATATGGGTTATGGCAAAGATGCTAAATCCCCTAAGACTGCAGATAAGAACGTAATCAAAAAAGACGTTGCTCTTCCTGATGGATACGATGCTGGTCAATATGATGTTTCTTACCCAAAAGGTAAGTCAAAGTCAGGCGTTGACGGTAAAGTATTTAAAATGGCTGACGAGAAAGATTACTAAGAGGTACATATGCCACAACCAATAACGAGTGGCCTGAACTCTGAATCTGATGAGGTAAAATCTTTATCAGAAGAAAGAGATACTGCCTTTGACAATTTAGGTAGTATTATTGAATCTCGCCTTAAAGAATCAGAACAAGCACGTCTTTACGATGAAAAGCGTTGGCTTCGTTCCTATAGAAACTATAGAGGTATCTATGGTTCGGATATGGCCTTTAGAGATTCAGAAAAATCTAAGGTATTTGTTAAAGTAACAAAGACCAAAGTTCTTGCTGCATATGGACAACTAATAGAAGTTTTATTCTCACAGGGTAAATTTCCTATTGGTATCTTCCCTACTACTGACCCAACAGGTGTTGCTAAGTATGCTCACTTAAAACCTGAGAACATGCAACAACAAGACCAAAGGATGGATGACATCTATGGTTTTGAAGGTGATGGTAGAGAAGTAACTCCAGGTTCTACTACTAATGATATCCTTAATGGATTGACAAAGAAGTATGGTAAGGCAGGTTTTGAAGAAGGTCCTGCACCTGATTTAAAAACAATGCCTCAGATTGAACCTGCAGAGGAAGCCGCAAGAAACATGGAAAAGTTAATCCATGACCAGTTAGAAGAAACACAAGCAATTTCAATAATGCGACATGTATTATTTGAAATGTGTTTACTAGGTACGGGTGTTCTTAAAGGACCTTTTAACTATGAACAAGCAGTTCATCAATGGGTATTAGATGATAATGGGGAGAGAGTATATCAACCCAAATCAAAGTTAGTCCCGAGAGTAGAAGCAGTTAGTTGTTGGGATTTATATCCTGACCCTGATGCCATTACCATTGATGATGCAGATTATGTTATTCAACGACATGTCTATACACGTTCACAGGTAAGAGACTTAATGAACAGACCTTTCTTTAGAAAGTCTGCTATCAAAGAATTACTATCAAGCGGGCCAAACTACGAAACACGAAGCTATGAGACAGCTCTTTATGACAGAGAAAATCAAGAAGAGTTTAACAAAAATAGATTTGAAGTATTAGAGTATTGGGGTACAATCGATAAAACATTAGTCGAAGAAGCGGGTATGGAAATGCCTGATGATATTTCTAGTGAATTAGACGAAGTACAGATTAATGCTTGGGTATCTAATGGACAAATATTACGATTAGTATTAAATCCATTTACTCCTGCAAGAAATCCCTTTATGGTATGTCCTTATGAAATCAATCCCTATCAATTCTTTGGTGTGGGCATACCTGAAAATATGGATGATGCACAGACTATTATGAACGGTCATGCAAGAATGGCTATTGATAACTTAGCATTGGCAGGTAACTTAGTCTTTGATGTTGATGAAACAATGTTAGTACCGGGTCAAGATATGTCTATCTATCCTGGAAAAATATTTAGAAGACAAAGTGGTCAAGTAGGACAATCTATTCACGGTTTAAAGTTTCCGAATACTGCACCTGAGAACATGCAGATGTTTGATAGATTCAGACAATTAGCTGATGAGTCTACAGGTATTCCTTCTTACTCACATGGTCAAACAGGAATCCAATCGACTACAAGAACAGCTTCAGGTATGTCTATGTTAATGGGTGCGGCAGCTTTAAATATTAAAACTGTTATAAAAAATATTGACGACTACTTACTAAGACCTTTAGGTCAAACTTTGTTTCATTGGAATATGCAATTCAATTCAGACATTCCAGAGATACAAGGTGACTTAGATGTTAAAGCACAAGGCACAAGTTCCTTAATGACAAAAGAAGTAAGGTCACAAAGATTAATGACATTTATGCAAGTGGCATCTAATCAGTTCCTTGCACCATTTGTTAAATGGCATAGTATTATTAAAGAGATTGCAAAGTCTATGGATGTTGACCCTGACCAATTAGTCAATGACCCTGAAAAAGCGGCAATCTTTATGAAGATGATGGGAGATATGAATGGAAATCAACAAAATCAAAGCCCTAACCAACAACAAGGCGGTATGGGAAATATTGGAGGAGTACCTGCAGGAGCAGCTGTCTCAGACACACAAGGGTCTGGAGGTGGCAACATCGGAGTGGGAACTCCACAGACTCCAGGGCAAGGCGGGTTTACTGCACCAAATACTCAACCTCAGGGAACAATTGAATAAGAATGGCTGATTTATCCAAAATATTACAAAAAGAATCGGAGGGGATTATGTTCCCCTTCAGAACAGGAGTACAATCTACTACAACCGAACAACAAGTTTATGATTCTGCAACAGACGGTATTATGACTGTTACAGGACAACAATACACATTACCTGAATATAAAGGGCCAACTGCTACTGTTCAATACGGAACAGAAGAACAAGGTTATCCTCGTATGTTACGAGAAATAGAACAAGGGGAGCTACCTCAATTTAGACAAGAAGATTTTCCTGAAGTAGGTACAGGTATAATGCAACCATCAACACCTGTCACACAACCTGTAGATACAACACCTACACCTGAAGTAACACAACCTACTTATGACCCATGTCCTCCAGGATATCAATTAGTTAATGGTGTATGTCAACCCATTAAAAGAGATAGAGATGAACGTAAACCTGACGAAATAGATTTTGGACCAGGAAAAACACCTTTTCAAAACATAGAGTTTGCTAATAATATTTTATTTGAAGGTAATGAACAGTTTAATTATTACAAAGATAGTGATATTATTAATGTCAAAACTATGGGCGGTGG